TTTTAGAATATGCTGGTAATTAAAGATTTACACTCGGATATTTCTGATTAGTTTTGGTTGTTCTATGGTTATAAATACAATAAAAAAAGTTGTTTATTCTGATTTACTGAAAGCAATGTGTCTCATTAATCAAGCCCGTAGTATAGTATCGGGTACGATGGATGAGAAAGAATTACGGGATGCCGGACAATGGGACTGCTTGGATGATACAGTTTCAAGGCTGAATGAATGTTCTCGTGATGTAAGCTACATTATTGGCATGATTATAACAAGTAGAGTTTCGGCTCTGACAAACTAACACGATTATCCAAAGGCAGTCTTCGCACGACATAAAGACTGCCTTTACTATTCATTTTAAAATCAATGATTATGAAAAAGAATTTAATTGGTCAGAAATTTGGACGGTTAACTGTGATTTCAGAATACGGTAGATACAAGAAAAAGCAGGTACAGTGGCTATGTAAATGCGAATGTGGAAATACAGTGATTGCTACTACTGGTTCTTTAAATAGCGGAAATACAACAAGCTGTGGATGTTACAATAGAAGCCTTTTGGCTAAAGACCTAACTAATAAAGTATTCGGAAAGTTAACAGCTATAAAGGTTGTAGGAAGAAACAAGCATAAATCACTTATATGGGAATGTCTTTGCGAATGTGGAAATAAATGCTATCCTACATCTAATTCTTTATTATCCGGTAATACTAAGAGTTGTGGCTGTGTGCGAAGAAAGAAAAACTCTGAAAAAATGAAAAAGGCAAATTTTACTCATGGCAAAACCGATACAAGACTATATAATATATGGTGTGCTATGAAGGGTAGATGTTACAGGCATACAAACGACCATTATTCATCGTATGGAGAAAGAGGAATTGAAGTGTGCAACGAGTGGAAAAACGATTTTCAAAGTTTTTATGACTGGGCTATAAACAATGGGTATAATGAAAATTTAACCATTGATAGAATAGATAACAATAAAGGATATTCGCCCGAAAATTGCCAGTGGCTATCGTCATTTGAAAATACAAGAAAACAAAGACGCACGGTTTTTATTTCTGTTGATGGCAAGTGTTGCTCTGTCTCAGGATGGGCTAAAATAATAGGCGTGGGGAATTGTACCATAAGGTTATTCTATAACAGGTTCGGTGAGGAAATGACACAGAAAGCAATTCATGATTTTCTCAAAACGAAAGACAAAACTTTATTGTACGTGCGGAATAAAAGGAAATAATCCGGCAAACAGAACCTAATTCACGACATTGGATTTATTGTCGTGTATATGAGTGTCCAAAATAGGGCACTCTTTTTTTTATCTGCGAACTTTGGATGCGTTATGGTAGACATCAAAGACATATCCGGTAAGACAAGATTTTCGACCCCCATTAATGCCGGGGCTAAAGGCAGGTTTACCCTGATGAAGGAAGACTATATCATCCTTCCGTTCAGCGTTCCCGACCCGGTGTATTTCAAGCTCGGCGACTACGTGGATTTGTCGGGAGTGCTTGACGAGTCCCTGGGCGGACTGCTGTCCAAGGTCTATGAGATAGTGGATTTGCAGAAACCTGCCTTCAACGCCTCTACCGGGGGATATGACTACCAGTTGCGTATGGATGCCTACTACTGGAAGTGGAAGAACAAGATTTTCAAGTACACTCCCGAACATGCCGGTCATGAGGCTTCATGGTCTCTGACCGCACCCCTTGACGTGCAGCTCGGCGTATTCCTCCGCAACCTGAAGGCACTCGGATATACATACAAGGGAAAGGAGTTTGAGTTCCGCATAGATTCCACAGTGGAGAACAAGGCCGTTGCGATGAGGTACGACAATATGAACCTTCTTGACGCCCTGTTCTCCATGGCCGATAAGGAGAAATGGGACTGTGACTGCTGGATAACGGATAACATAATCCATTTTGGGCGAAATGAATATGGTGATTCCGTCAGAATCGAGTTAGGGGTTGAAGCGTCAGCCATGACCCGCAGCGACAGCAAAGGTACTTATGCGACCAGAATCTATGCGTTCGGCTCTACCCGGAATATTCCGGCAGACTACCGTCCCGTGGATGAACAGACGGTTGTCAACGGCGTAGTCCAGCGCAGGCTGATGCTTCCCGCGGACACGCCTTACATTGATGTGTATCCCGACATGTCCGAAGAGGAAGCGATAGAGGATATTGTCGTATTTGAAAATGTCTATCCCCGGCGTACGGGCACATTATCCGACGTGCATACCCGCACCGAAGAGGTAAAGGACGAGAACGGCACGAAAGAGACCGTCACCTACTACCGCTACAAGGATACCGGGCTGGAGTTCAAGGATGAATATCTTATCGAAGGTCAGGAACTGAGAATCCGGTTCCAGTCCGGCAAACTTAACGGCATGGAATTCGGTGTCATTTTCAATCCCGACCCCAAAGACGACATGCGCGGCGCACAGCTTTGGGAAATCGTGAGAAACGAGGATTACGGGCGTATGCTTCCCGATGATACCCTTCGTCCGGAAAACGGCGACGAGTATGTCCTTTCCGGTTTCAACATCCAGCTTGTGTCTGACAGATATACCCCCGAAGCCGAACAGGAGCTTAAGGGAAAGGCGCAGGAGTATGCCGACCGACGCAAAAGGGATGACGGTACATATAACACGACCCTTGATTCCGAATGGGTGTATAACGACCGGCTGAGACGCTTCTATGAGTTCGGGCAGAAAGTGTTCCTTGTAAACAGGGCTTTTTTTGAGAACGGGCGCGACAGCCGCATACTCGGTTGGGAGTTCAACCTTGACAAGCCTTGGGACAGCCCTGCATACATAATCGGCGAGAGCATGCCCTATTCCCGTATCGGGGATATGGAAGACAAGATTGATTCCCTGACCTACAAGGGGCAGACATATACCGGCGGCGGAAACGGGGTTTATATAATCAGGACGAACGATACGACAGCCCCTTCCGACAGCAATGTATTCTCGGCACGCAGGTCTTTGGTCTCTTTCTTAAGGAAAGACAAGTCCGATAAGACTGAATATCTTTTGAAACTCCTTGCAGGCGGCGAGTTCGGCGAGTTTGTAGACAGTATGATTGCCGGTAAGGGTGCAGGGATATTTCCTGATGGCCGGGCACAGGTAGAACGGCTGGAAGTCCGCGGTTCACTGTCAGTGCTTGACTTGATAATAAACCAGATTCAAGGAATGGAGTCTGACTACTCCTTTACCGAGATTGGTAAGATAGAATCCGTGGAGGATTTGGGAGAAAATACCTACCGTCTGAAAATAGAGAAACGTACGGACTTCGACTTCATGAAGTTCCAGGAGAATGATGTCTGCTTCTCCATCATTAACACACTGCTTACGGGCGGTTCAGACTATTACACCAGTTGGATGCGTATTCTTACCACCAACAGTGCGGAGAACAGCATAACGGTCGTGCTCTATCCGGACAGCGAAGTGCCTGGAGGCACGAACTATCCGCCGTTGGCCGGTTACAACGTAACCCGCAGGGGTAACAGTACGCTTCCTGAAGAGGGCGGCTTCAACGGTCGGGCGCAGTCGTGGATGATTTCTTCACGAGAAGGTCGGATTATGTTCCTGGCCAATGTCTATAAGCCGATATTGGAGGACTACAATTATGCGCTGACTATCGGAAAACTCCCTAACATCAAGGCACTCGAAAAACTGCCGGTGACAACCGAAGATGTTGGCATCGTTGCACAGACGGTCATTGCCGAGAAATTCTATCAGTTCGATTATAACGGTGATGTCATTCCCAGCAAGGTAGACCGGGGTGTCTGGTCGCTGGAAACGGCCCAGAGCGGCGCTCCTTACCGGTTCGTACAGCACGAACTGTCGAAACCTTCCGGCAGTGAATATACCCTGCTGGAACAGCATACGGTCTACCATCTTGGCTGCAAGTGGGGGTGTCTGTCAGATAAGACAACCGACGAACCGAAGTGGAACTCCCCTTCATGGGGACTCCTTGAGGGCGACAGCAGGTATTCGCTCCAGCTCTCCATTTCAGGCGGGGAGGCATTCGTCATAGGCGGTGTGGATGAGGTAATGTCCGGACGTATATATTTCGGAACTACGGATATAACGGATGATGTGATGGCGGACGATGCTACCGAAGTGGAGTGGTTCCGCAACAGTGGCAATGTACCGGCGGACAACCTCTGGACGCCTGAGTATGTGGACGGAAACAGGCTTGCCATCCATATCGACAACGGGAACCAGCACGGGGTCGGTTCGGATTTCGGTTTTGTCAGCAAGTCCGTGATATTCACCTGCCGGGTATTCTTTCCGGTAAATGGCAGGTTGGAGGAAGTGGATATGAATTTAGGATTTGACATCGTATAAGAATTTATAGGTATATGGGATTAAAGAGTAACAAGCAGTGGGGCCGTATTTACGTTGACCCCCTTTCCCTTCAGGGAGAGATAATAGTATTGTCGGGCAGTCCCGTGCAGACGTATGACAAGCAGTTGCGGGAATACAGCCCTGACCGGACCCTGACACCGCTGGTCATCGTGCCGAAGGTATCGGCGTTCGACGAGAAGACGGTATTCGGTGAAATGGAACTCACGGGGGTGGAGTGGTTCGAGGGCGCACCCCGTGACAAGTCGGCCAACCGCATCGTCGAGGGCGAGTATTACAGCATTTCCGACGGTAGCGGCGGTGTGCCCAAATATGCGCTTACCATCCGGAAGAACATTCCGCCGGAGAAGCCGGTGGAGTATTTCGGCATCGCGATATTCACGGACCCTCGTACGAACCGCGAGGTCAGGGTCGAAAGGAGCATCAGGTCGTATTCGCACCTGTACGACAACAAGGCGTATTCGTTGCGCCTGAAGGGTGATTCCGTGATGGTGACCGACCCGCTTCGCTTGGCCGACCGTTCCGGCTATTGGGACAGGGAGATAGAACCGCAGCTCTATACAGGGACCGAACCCGTGGATGATGAACACGCCGCATACTTCTGGGACATCCTCGAAAACGGAGCATACCGCCCGGTTACACCGGACGACCCCGGTATCGTCTGCCATGACGGGAACGGAGTGTACACCCGCAAGCTGGTATACCAGGCGAAGTATGTCACCGGTGCAAGCTTCCGTGTTCGTGCGTGTGAATATGCGGGCAGCAGACCGCAGGCACCTACAGACGGGCGGCTGGAAAAGGTTATTGAGGTAAAGACGGAGATGGCAGCTTCCCTCAATTGTGAAATTATCCAGACGAAAGGCTTCACCCTTCCCGATGATATGAAGCAGCCGAGCGCCTATGAAATACGCATCTTCGACAACCGCCGTGAATACGGTACAGAGTACGATGACCTTTTCCGTATCACATGGAAAGGCCAGAGTGCGAAGCCGGGCGAGCCGGAGAAGGTGCTGGCAACCGGCGGGCGGACACTGGAGTTCATTCCCTCGGACAAGGGTTTTCCGGCAGGACATATCTTCCAGGTGTGGGCGGAAGTGGGGCTTCTCATCGGTGAGTCCCTGATGGGAGACGAGGAAGGTGCCGTTATCTCCTCACAGGTTGACGGACAGACGGTATTCATTGCCACGGGTCCGGTATATGAATAGTAATAACTTTAAACTTTAATCAATATGTACGTAATTGTAGAAAAGGCAAAGCTCGAAGGCAAATTCTTTGGGATAATGAATACCCTTCCGGATGGCAGGGTGTACATTCCTATCAGTGAGATGCGAAATGTGGGTACTCTTCTTGACATCGACATCATTGGTTCTGCACGTGAGTTAAAGGAACTGATAGAGAAACAGCAGGAAGCGATGCAGGGTTCAGAGGACATCGACCCCGGTTTCAGTGTGACACCCGAAGAGGAAGAGGAAATAGACCCCGGTTTCAGCCAGGAGCAGAATCCGGACAGCGACAGCGGGGCGTCGGAAGAGGGTGATGGCAGCGTGACCGGTCCGGAACAGCCGGCCGGGGCAAAGACTGACGGAAAAAGGAAAGGAGGCAGACGATGAACCAGAATCAAGTGACCGCTTCACTGGCTATCGTGGCGGTGAGCAACGGAACAACCGTCAACGGGTATGTACGCGTGGATAACGGACCTCTTATCCAGGCATGGACAAAGGGTAGCGACAAGTATACGCCGGACTTTGAAGCACTCGCAGAGGACAAACGCCCTATTGTCATTGTCGTGTTACGTGACGTGAGCAGCGGGCGCATCCTTATTCCTTCCAGGCTTGTTTTCAAGTACAACGGTACCGAACTTGCATTCGGGGAGGATGGGCTGTGTACTACGGAACAGTTTGCCGGTACTTTCAAGCGCGTAACCGGATACAATGTCAGTGTGGACTCGCAGTCCTATCCCATGACGGGACTTCGCGTCATGAAGAACCTCGTGCCCATTTCCGGATATGACAATGACCGCATAACCGTTTCCGGTGAAGTTGAAATCGGCGGGCATACGGTCGCATTCAACGAGCTTGCGACGGATGTTGTCATCCAGGAATCATCGGGTAAACAGTATGAGTTATTCATTACTTCTGACAAGGGTACGCAGATAATCAATCCGTCCGAAGTGCTGACTTTGAAGGCATCGCTGTACAGCGGCGGAGACCTTATCAACGATTTGGGGAACATTACGTTGCAATGGAAGAAGCAACTGCCATCGGGAGAGGCTAACCTCGGAACTCAGGGAACCCAGAACATTGCCGCGAATGATATTGACGGTTCGCTGGTGGTAAGCTGTGAAGCTGTGCAGAATGCGAAGGTCATAGCAAAGGGCTTCATTACCGTGTTCGACCTTAGCGACCCTATACTGGCGGCATTCAAGGTCAAGGGGCTTGCTTCTGACGGGCAGATATATCCGGGAGAGACGGGAACTCTTATTCCGTATGCCTATAAACGCCAGTCCGGAGAGGAAGTGGCGGTGGCAAGCTGGGACTTCGCCACATTCGATGGCGAGAACAATCCGTTCACGCTGTCGGGAAAGGATAGCAACAAGTTCCAAGGAAAGGATATTGCACTGACCTATACGGATGCGGCGCGGGCCAAGACATTCAGAGTAATCGCCACGAATACAAATCCTATTGAGCTATGATGGTGACAGCGTTTTTGAGTGTCGTGGCGGTACGTGAGCCTGACCCGGTGGAATACGTTGACATCGAGTGCCAGCCGGCTGCCATCTCTGTGGATTGTAACAATGTACAGATGATGCCGCTGAAGCTGAAAGCCCTGCACCGCAGCGGGGCTGATGCGGCCCTGCTGGATGTATTCTGGCGGCTGCATGTCCAGTCGGCCGGCAAGGACCTCGGTACGGCGGATTCCCCCGGTGCATCGTCCGAATGGGAATACTACCTTCCTTCTGACAAGTGGGGCAATGCGGATTCCGTGATTGTGGAAGCGTACCGTGATAGTGCCCGCGAGACCCTTCTTGCTCAGAAGAGGGCCAGTATTGTTCGGCAGAACCCGTCCCCGTTCCCGGTCGAGGGTGACTGGAAACCGCTGCCGTTCAAATACAAGAACGGGGAATATTTCCTGGATAAGGAGAAGGGGTTTGTATTCATGTGGATGAATCCAGTGGCCGGAAACAGTGATAAACACCCGTTCTTTGACGTGGCTCAGAACCCGGACACTACTTCCTGGAAATCCATCCAGGAATACCCGCTACTGGGCACGCAGCTTTTGCTTGCCAGGAAGATAGACGCAGACCTCATCGACGTAGATAAGCTGAAGGTGAAGCACCTGGATGGTGCAGACGGGACTTTTACAGGTGATTTAAAAAGTGGCAGTGTCAATATTGCCGGCGGGAAAACCCTTCTGAATAAGGATGGAAGCGGGAAATTAGCCAATGGAGCGGTAAGCTGGACAAAGGAAGGCGATGTGGACTTTTCGGGAAAGGTGCATTTGAATAAGGTCACTATAGAGAGGGGTGTTACCCCTGATATTGTCGGAAACGGGCAGATGTGGAAACTTCCTGATACGGCAGATACCTTTATGGACCACATGGTACTGACCGGTGGCTTACCCCAGGTGGCTTTGTCCCCTAATTACGATTTTTGGGGCGGGCGTTCACTCACCATTTTTAATGTCAGTGATACGAAAGTAAAGATATGGGGAAGTGGCGACCCCGGTATATATATTCCTGCATACGGCTGTGCTCATTTGGAATGTATTGCATCGATAGGTGGTTCATTGGCACAGTGGAATGTATTGGGGGTTTCAGATACGGGTATTATAGCATACCCGATTGCGTAATTAAAAAAGTATTGTATGGATATGCTTTTAAGAATTAACGACAAGCTGCTGCATTTTCTTGCATGCCTTGCCATCACGCTGACAGCGGGTGAACTCTGTGCCGTTACGGCAGGTGTGACGAAAGAAGCCGCTGACTGGATGTATAAGAAGAACTGCAAGGTCGGTTCGGGATGGGACTGGCTGGACATACTTGCGGATGCTGCCGGCATAGCGGTCGGCAGCGTATTAAGGAGATTGGTATTCGATTATTAATGTTAATAAAAAGGATTATGTTAGACACATTATTGGTTGCACTGGTTATCTCGATAGATACCGCGCAGGTAAAGGAATTTCCGCAGAAGGCGGAAGTCGAGTTCAAGAAAAACGATTTGAAAGAAAACATCATCAAGTCAGCCCTGAATTTCCATAATAGCGGAAAGAAGGATGATAAGACCTGGAACTGGAAGATTCAGGATGTGGTGTTCAAAAAGGATTAAAACAATGTTCAATTTAAATTCAAATAATCATGGGAGCTATAAAAACAATGAAGGAAGTCGAAAGCGCACTTCCCCAGAAAAAAGAGATAAATTATGTACGTGCTTTGGATAAGAACGGCAATCCGATTTTAATCAATAAAGAGGACCTGGCGCAAGTTGTGGGAGAACTGCTCGATGGTGGAGCTATCAAACAGAAGCGGTCTGACCTCAAAGATGCCGACCAATATACAACACCAGGAACATACTTCGTAAACCTATGGGGCGGAGTGTGGCAAAATATGCCGACTAACGACTGTTTTGGTCTATTTGAAGTACGTTCCTATGACGGTTATATAACGCAGCGGCTTTCGGCCGGCAACGGAAAGGTATTTGTTCGTGTAAAAGAAGGTGAAAAACCATTCAAGCCGTGGCCAACTGCCGCACAATAAACCCCGTTATAGCTTCTCCGTTATCTCCGTGAAGCTATCGTCGATGATGTCCGGTGTTCCGACCAATTGGACACCGTGAGGCGATAAAATATACGCATGATTAGGTAACTCGTTATTGAATGTAAATGATACGAATAGGTCACGTCCTTTTATGTAGTATTTTACTTGAAGCGGCTTTTTTAAAATTCTTTTTAAGGAAGCCGCCAAACCTGTATCTGGTATGTATATAAATGATAAAAAGTCCATGCACGTATCAGCAGAATCATTGCATAAGACCGCTATCGGGGCACGATACCAGTCAGTCACATTGTCTGCAATCTTATATACAGAATCGTAAGCATTTACAAAATGAGGATATACCTTGAATAAATCCGGAGATAACAACCCCGCTTTTTCAATAGTGGTTGTACCAATCAGTTCTCCCACGTCGATTTACGGATGTGGGAGAACTGTTCACTTCTTTAGGATTTTTCCCGTTTATGCAGCGTGATATAATTCAAGGAGAAATGTCCCCCGATGACATACGTACAAGTGGAATGTATGACGTGGGGAATTCTACCACTATGCCATTCAATTACGGTGGATTACTTGTATTTAATACTAAGACTTTAACCATTCAAACAGGTGTTGATTTACGGGGAAAAACAATTTGTATACGGGTAAGTTGGAATAATGGGCCTTGGTCCTCATGGAACAATTTTACATTCAATCAGCAAAGCATTTAATCAATTATTTTGGCCGGGAATATAACTCCCCGGCCATTATACCCTAATCATACTTCGACGGCATCTATTGCATCTTGTGGAAATTCTTTAATTACTTCATTCTTAAATTCCAGTCTCGAAAAGTCTGATGTAGATAGGATTGAAATCACCGGGTCATTGCTTTCAATATAGATATTCAAGCGGTTATCTTCTGTTTTCTTATACTTTAATTTAAGGAGAATCAACTGATGACTTTTAGGAATTAAGTGGTGATAGCGAACCGAAATATATGTATCATCTACGCCATACATAACCTGTACAACAGCAAGTGTATTCTGGGCTACATAAGTGTGCCGGGTTGAGACTAAGAAGTTGACAACACACTCTTGACTTACAGTCATTAATAAGCATTTTGCATTCATCCAAACCGGAACCATTTTCTTATCCCAAAGTCCATTCTTTTGAAAGGTAGCCACAGGTATCAGTTCTCCCACATCGGTTTGCAGCTTCTCGTCCAAAAAAGTACATTTGGCTTAAAAATGGATAAAATAAAATACCGCTTAGTGTATAATCGAAAGAAACAGCTAAACAAACAGGGAACGGCCTTAGTGCAAGTAGAAGCCTTGCTCAATCAGAGGAAAGTTTATTTCCGTACAAATTTGTATCTCAAGCCGGAACATTGGAATAGTCGCAATGCTCAGGTTGATAATCACCCACAGGCTCATGACCTCAATTCGATGCTGTTTGAGTTTGTCCTACACCTGCAAGCGATAGAGTTATCCTTATGGAAGCGCGGCATTCCTGTAACGCTATCACTACTTAAAGATGCGATAAAGAAAGACAAGCCGGTCAATGTCACTTTCCCCGTATTTGCCAAAATCTATGTGCAGGAATCCGACCGTAAAAGAAGTACCAAGGAAAATCTTCTGACAACGATAACCGTACTTCAGGAGTTCCGTCCCGGATTGGATTTCAAAGACATTACCTATACTCTTTTAAGGGATTTTGAAGTGCATTTGAAAGAGAAGGGAAATAGTGTCAATACGATAGCCAAGCATCTCCGGCAGCTTCGTACCTTGGTGAATGAAGCCATTAATCAGGGTTATATCCCTTCCGATGCCTACCCCTTCCGGAAGTACAAGATAAAGCAAGCGAAGGGGCGGAAAGAATTCCTGACTCCGGATGAGTTGAAGAGGCTGGAGAACCTTGATGTGGACAAGAAGCTCCGCCATGTACTCGATGCCTTCCTGTTCTGCTGTTACACCGGCCTGCGCTTCTCAGACTTTTGCCAGCTATCTCCGGCCAACTTTATCAAGGTAAACGGTAAACGTTGGTTACACTTTACGTCTGTTAAGACAGGAGTAGAACTTCGGCTTCCGCTACATCTTCTTTTTGAAGGTAAAGCACTTGTCATATTAGACCGATATAATATATCGGATTTTGCCAATTTAGGCAGCAATTCCGAGGTAAACAAATGCCTTACTCAAATAGCCGAATTGGTACGAATCAAGAAGCACATAACCTATCATACAGCCCGTCATACTTGTGCGACCCTACTTGTTCACCAGGGCGTTCCGATTACCACCGTTCAGAAGCTGTTAGGTCATACTTCCGTCAGAACTACGGAGGTGTATTCAGAGGTTCTTTCTAATACAATAATACGTGATTTGAAGGCTGTAAAAAGGAAGAAAAAAACACCTGTTTTTAGCCGTGTGGTAGAATGTGGGTAGATTTTATAGGTTCTACTGATATTCTACTGCCATAGTTTGGCAGCCCTTTCCTGGTAAGATATTCCCTACTCATAAATTTCTTGTTTACTTTCGCTGAAAAGTGATTGTAAATGAGTATATTTGTCATGTTTTATTGGTTAACGCCCATGAACGTGTCTTTAACAGGATGCGTTCGTGGGCTTTTTTTGTTTAATTAAAAAAGTTCGTAGATGAAAAAGAAACTGATTGTTTTGGCTATTATGGTGGCCGTGATTGTAGGTCTGCTGGCTTATTACCAGTATGTACCGTTTTGGGCAAGCATTGTGAGTACCGGTGCGTTTATTGCCGGCATTCTTCTCGGTTGGAATGCCAAGGGGTGGAGTGATGAACATGTAACGGGGATGAAGGTATGATGGAGGAACTGAATGAACTGTTCAACATCACCGGCGGGATAGTCACTACTATCCTGCTTCCTCTTTTCGGTGTGTTCATGTTCTATGACAGCAAGAAGCGCAAGGCGGCTGCGGAAGCGAGAAAGGCGGAAGCTGACAATATCACCTCGTATGCTGCTGAATGGAAGGAACTGTACGAGAAAAAGGAACACAGGGTAGTGGAACTTGATTCCAAGATAGACCAGCTTTATGCCGAGAAGAATGAAGACCGCCAGCGTATCCGCGAGCTGACCGAAAAGAACGCTACACTGGAGATAGAGAAGATAAAGCTGGAAGCAAAGCGGTGTGATATCCGGGGATGTAGCGGGCGGAAGCCACCGAGCGATTATTAATTCACGGGAAGGAAGGTGTTTCGCAACGGCTCCCTTCCCTTTTTAGCACAAACTTAAAGTTTAAACAAAGGCTTCTGCAAATGTAGTGTATGTTTATATTAAATCAAATGATGTATGAAGTATTTTACGATAAAAGAACTTTGCCGTTCGACAACTGCCGACCGTAAAGGAATTGACAACAGATGTGGCAGTGATATAGAAGCCAATCTGACTGCATTGGTAGATAACGTTCTTGACCCGCTACGCGAATGGTATGGCAAACCTATCGTTGTGAACAGCGGTTACCGTTGCCCGGCATTGAATAAAGCGGTGGGCGGTGCGACAACCAGCCAGCACATGAGTGGACAGGCCGCGGACATTGATACCGGAGACAGGCAACAGAATAAGCTACTGTTCGAACATATCCGCAAGAACCTTCCTTTCGACCAGTTGATTGATGAGAGTAATTTCGCCTGGGTGCATGTGAGTTATCGGGCAGACGGTAGAAACCGTAATCAGGTACTGAAGCTATGAAAAAACTACCCTGGCTATTAGTTGTATTGCTGGCCATCGCTTGTGTGGCGGCTTGGTTCCGCCCGCACGAGCCTTTGCCGGCAGAAATCCGTACCGAGACGAAGATACAGACGGTTGTCGAGCTTGATACGGTTCTTATCTCTGCACCGATAGCGGTCTTTTGGCAGATATTGCCGAATGACACAGTACGTATAGGTGATACCTTGCTTCACCGCAAACGGGTTGTGTATGAAGATAGCTTGTATCGTGCGGTGGTGAGTGGATATGTAGACCCACGGCTGGATAGTATGATTGTGTATCCAAGAACTGTTTATCAGACAGTAACGAATGACATCTACCATCCGGTTCCCATCAAGCCGAAGAAAAAGCGTTGGGGATTAGGGTTGCAGGCTGGGTATGGTTATCCTGGCGGTTTTTATGTAGGTGGTGGGGTGAGTTATGATTTATTTCAGTGGTAATTTGTATCTTTGTGACGTAGATGTTGTGCTTATCGTTTCAGATAAGTGTTGCCCCGGCTGGAAAGTTGGGGCTTTTTATCTTGAAAATGCAACTTTTGCCTCAAAAAAACAGTCTTTTTTGTATTTATTCAGCGAAAAACTTCTATTTTTGCTTAGAAATGACGTTATTTGCAAAACTAAATAAACGATTATTCTGTTTATAATAATAACAGAAAGGAGCACACGATTATGAAGAAGTTTATAAAAGAAATCACCGAAACTATGAGAGGTTCTTTCATTCCTAAAGAAACGAGTGAAGAGCAGATAGTAAAAGAAATTAATGATTCTTTAAAAGAACTTTCTTTTTATGGTTTTGAATGTGATAAAAAGAGTATGAAAGAAGATGTTGCTACCTTTAATAAGGATTTTAATAAAGCAACTAAAGAGGCTAAGGTTAAATTTGAATTAGCATTATAATGGCAAAGAAAGCAGAGCAAAATAAAGTTTGCGATAAAACAGGATTGACTTTAGAGCAAAATACAGTATATGACGATAATCTTCTTCCGTCCGCAGATGAATTGGCTAAATTAGACAATGTCTCCAAAGATATTATTCCTTGGATTATGAAGCGTACAGAGATGGAACAAGATGCACGTATTAAATTTAATGAAGATAGGATGAAGATTGCTCAAAGTGACTTCAAGCACACCCATAGATATAATTTTACAGCCTTGATAATGGCTTTTATTATTGTTCTAATTTTTGTTGGATTTTCGTTTTATCTAATTATCAATGGACAGGAAACTATTGGAACTATATTCGCTGGTGGTACTGTTGTACTGATTGTTTCGTATTTCCTTAAAGCTAAGAATAAAGAAGTAAAATAAAATATTGTTTTTTGTGTAATGTTTACCCCGGCTTCTGTCGGGGTTTTTTGTGAAGAAATAATATGAAACAGGGAAGAAATAGAACCGAATCCAACTATAGACGTGCAAAGGTCAATTCATGGTGCAGGCTCTTGGAAAAGGACTTTGATTGGGATTATGTGTTTTTGTTGGAAATAGAACGCAAGAAAATAATGGAAATGCATGAATACTTTAAAAAGTGTACACGTTCAGATAAGATGCCTATAGTGGCAAGAGATTTGCGACTTTGTATCAATCTATTGGATATTGTACTCGAAAAGGATGATTTACAGTTAGAGTTTTCAGAAATGAAGACTATGCGTAGAGATGATGATATGTATGAAATGGTAGAAAGTCCACATGTAATAGCTTGTAGGAATTTGTACATTAACACTAAAAACGCATCAAGGTTCTGTCTATTCAAATTCCCAACAGATGATTATGATATTGAAATTATTCATAAAGAGGAATTAAGAAGATATAAGGCATGGTATCTATATAATAAAATCAGAACTTACAAGTTGTTTTCTTGGTGGGATTAGGTAATAGGTGGTCATCGTTCTTACATCGTAAGGTTTTGATAGGTAAAGCAACCCAATAAGCTGCCTTTCCTTTTATTCATATTTCAGTAACAATTCAGACCTATTTATGACGTGCCCTGACTTCCGTTGGGATTTTGTTTCATTTGGGCCTTTCCTTTTATAAAAACTCCCTCAAATCACGTAGGGAATTTCAGAAAAGTAGTTACCTTTATAGCAGTTGAATATGTTTTTTTAAATTTTGGTGTCAGCCAATTATATTTAGATTGAAATGAAAAAAATTGCTTTTATCTTTTGTTTATGCCTGTCGGTCATTCACCTTTTTGCCGGTGAGCGAGAAGGGGATTTTAAAACTAATAAAAATGTTTTGTCTCTATCCGGTTCTCTATTTGCATATGGTTCTGAACCAGCTTTAGGGCTTGAGGTATCATATATCCGTTACATAGGGAAATATATTGGCGTTATGACCGGTCTTGCTTTTCAAAACTGGATGGACAATGATTATAAGCCTAATACAGAGGTGAGTGACGGCAAAGGTCAGAAGTATACACTCTATGATGACGGTAAACTACTGCGGGGGAATTGGTTGATAGGTACTAATTTTAGGACTCCTTCAGTGAGCTTGGGGCGTGAAAGGGATTATCAGCTTTTTCTTCAATGTGAGCCGGCATTGATTCTGACATTACCCAACGAGGCTTTTTCATATGCACATTATACTGAAGAAGGTGGAAAGATAAAGGGAGAGTTTAGGTCAGTTCGCAATAAGGGAGGGGATGTTGTCTTTTGGCGTGTTAAAAGTGCTCTTTCTTTAGGAATTGACCAGTTGGCTTTTTCCTTGGGCTATACGATTTCCAATCAGGACCCTTATTCAGGTCGAAGAAATGTATGTTTCGATGGACACAAGATTAGTCCTTCACGAGGTACATATAAATTTCTTCACGAATGTTCAGTATCTCTCAGCTATAGTTTTTGAATACTAACATAAAGAAGGGGCGGCTGAATAGTCTCCCCCTCTAAAATGTAAATCCCCGTAGCGGCTCAACTACAGAAAGCAATACTATTTCTTTCCGAACACATATTCGATAAGTTTGAAATTGGCTTCATTAATAGGCGTAAAATCTTTCTGTATATAGAGGTCTGTAACTTTCATGGACGAGTCTGTATGGCAAAGCATTTCGTTGACAATATACTTGTTTATACCAGCCTTATTTATTGCTATCGTAGCCATAGAATGCCGGGCTGCATAGAATTGAAGATGGTCTATGCCTATTTTGTATCCAACCTCTTTTAGCCCTATATTGATGGCTCGATTGAGGTCTGCCATAGAAGAAAAACGCTCGTAAAAGTTGAATACGCGTTCTTTGCCTTTGTATTTATTTACGAGTGGCTGTATAATTGGATGTACGCGAACAACCATTTTGGCATTGTCATTTCTTCTGTCTTTGGTCTTGGTACGGTAATAAGTTATGTATTCCCCGTCAAACTCAGTTGCATTATATAGGTCGGCAGAGTTCATTCCCATGAGACAAAAAGAGAGTATAAAACAATCTTTCGCCAAGTCATGCCTACTGGTATATCCCTTAATCTTTTTGTTATCGTAAGGGAGAGTAAATATAGTTTTTATAGTTTCTTCCGGTAAAGCTCTTTTCTCTGCTACATTCTGTTGTTTTGGCTTATATTTTGAAAGATTCTGCTTAATTCTTATAATGTCATTGTCTTCGTCATTATAATACTCCCTTGCCTCTGTAAATAGACGCAGGATGACGCTGGGGTATAGTGATTGTGCCCGTTTCTTTTCAGACAGGTATTCTTCAAATTCCTTTAGTTTCTGAACTGTTATTTCGTTACAAAGAATAGATTCTCTTCCAAAGAAAGTACAAAATGAGTTTAAAGCTGTTGTGTAATTCTTCATACCCTTTATCTCAGGATGTGAAGCGCACCACTTTTTTGCGAATAAAATAAAATCAATGCCGCTTTTGTCATCCTTGGATGATTTAAGATATTCGGCTATGGTGTCTATGTCTATGGCATTCAATTCTATATTCAGTTTGTATATTTTCTCCCGATAAATTTTGATTAACTCTTCACATCTATCGATTATTTGCTGATTCTTTATTTTGAAGCCGGAGGTAATATCTTTCTTGGTGACATACATGGTAGTGGAGATATATCTTATCTTTCTCTCATGTGTTAACCTGATAAGAACATTCCATGTCTTATCGGAACGCATTTTTTCTTTTTTGATGATTGCTTTAAATGTTGCCATAATCTTAGGGTAAACAATGGGTAAACAAATTCTATCTACTTGTAGGTTTAAAACGTTACTTGTAATGTGGTTCTTTACGACATATTTTTGGATTAATCCTCCCAAAAGCTTGATATATAGCAAAAAAAAGAGGAAAATCATTACTGAAATTCCTCTTTCTTTTGGGTGACTGAAGGGACTCGAACCCTCGACATTCAGAACC